GGGGAACCCCCGGCAACTTTGCCGGAGAAGTGGAGGTAGGAGCACGAGCGAGCTGCCGTTCGGGTGCCTTTGGCACCCAGAACGACCGCTCAATCAAACGCTCCAAGTCCTCAAAATTGCGTTGAATGAGTCGCTTAGCCGACAGCGGGACCACCTGCTTCCGACATAGTCGGACGTAGTTTATGGTACTCGCTGCGCTTTGCTCCCCATGATGCGCACTAGTCATGACGGCCTGGTAACTTACCAGACGCTGTGCCTCGAGTCTACGGTCCGCCAAGGCTTTCGCCTGGAGTTCCGTGTACTTAAGCTCACGCGCTGTCGTCACCTCTGCGTCGGCTATGTCCGCCCACGCACCATTTATGGGCGCGGCGGATTGATCGACGTAGATCAACTTCCTCGGGAGGTGTTTGGACACGTACCCTCTAACGATCTCCTCCACAGTTGTGGGTGAGCGGCGATAGACCGGTGTGCCTCCTTTCCTCCCATCAAGAAAATTGAGTGGTGAATATAGCCCCATCCGGTCCGCGGCCCATATTGGGGCTGATCGCGATGGGGGTGTTATACCTCCGTTCATAACTGCACGACACCAAAGTGTGATCGGTGCAGGGACTTTCATCCTCCGTCGGGGCCGGACAAATCCGAGACCGCCAATGGACGAGGGGACGAAGACCCACGAACCGCACCTTGCGAGTAACGCTCGAGCTGATGGGTTCGACATGAAGAGACGATAAGTCCGCTTCCTGCCTTCCCTCCTTATGCCCGCACGCAAGGAATTCCCAATGGACGACATTTCAGTTACACCCGTGCTTAGATCTGTTTTAAATAGATCCGCATGGAGTACCTTGAGAGACATCGACCAAGACAGCCGTTTGTACACGCGCTGACCGTCTTTATCAGTCTTAGACTGGAAAGCCGATTCGCAATACAACGAGCGGTCCCTAGATACGAAGACCTTCTTCAGGTTCACTGAAGGGCCCATGAGGATGGGAATCCAGTGAGCATAAAGCTCAATCTGGTATCCTGTCCAACGGGCCACAAGGTCATCACCTTTAATCCTGTAGCTTCGCTCCCCTAACCCCAGCTCCCTGCACACATAGTGATGCAGGAGGCAGAGGGTCGGGAAGGAACACCCCTTGCCCAGATCGGTGCCACACCCAATAGGGATAAGCATCTTCCGGAATAGGATGAACTGGGACGAAGCCGCATCTTCAGGTAAATTCCTCGAAGACAGGAACTGTTGGATCACATTTCTGTGAATCACATCAGTGGCTGCCTTCAGGTCAGAACTGAAGTCATAGTATTCACCGAGCTCCAAAGTCGGGAACTGTCTCCCAATTAAGGGAAGACGGTACTCCGGATTGGTCGCCCGGTCGGGTACTAAGATGAACTCTTCAGGGTCAGCTTCGAGTGCACCTCGGGTTGGGGGACAATTTCTTACCTCGGCTCTCAGGACCTGCGCTAGTTGCTCGGACTCCCAGCCTTCGCGGAGGGGGTGCACAGTGGCAATTCGCCACTTTGCACCCGGCTCCGCTATGGCAGCGAGTCGGCAGACCCCCCTCTGCTCAATGAACCCTTCCGCCGACGATTTAGCTAAGCTGATATCGTTACGGACGGAGATGTTCAAGGCGTCAGGGGGCACGGCGAGCAATTTCGCTGTGGTCAAGACTGAGTCGGGGGCTACCCGTTCAGGGCAAGTCTTCGCAAACCATTCTCCAGCCTTTCCCCCCGCCCTCCTGGGCGTCGTTAGGCTACTCGAAGGGGCCGTCACATAT